TGGTGACATTTTCGGATTTGAGTACCTGGAACCAGGACAAGACGATCATCAACGGCGGAAACATTACCACCGGCCAGATACACAATCTCAACTACACCACGGTGTACGACCTGGACAACGCCTGGATACGGATGGGCACCAGCGACGGGAACCGGGTGTACATCGACAAGAGCGGCATCCAGTGGTACGGGGGCACCGCCACCAGCAGCGGGATGTCGCAGGGGGTGATCCAGAACGGGCTGAAAACCACGACGGAGGGCGACACCACCATTTTCTGCGCGGACACCCGCTACCAGAAATACGGATGGTGGCACGACAGCAGCTTTCAGGGCATCACGATCGAGCAGGTGGACAACAGCGTGGGGTGCAGCGGAAAACTGGAGGTGAACCAGGGCATCCAGTGCCGTTCCCTGAGCGCGTGGGACGCCAAGAACCGCATTGTACGCACCGATTTTGGAAACCTGGCCATCAACGCGGTGGAAAGCCCGGAGCCGATGTTCTGCGATGCGGGCAGCGGCGAGTGTGATGAAACCGGCCTTTGTTACATCGCAACCGAACCGCGCTACCGCGAGACCGTGAGCGAAACGCAGGATTTGCGCTGGGCGCTGACCCCGACGGGCGCAAGCGCCGCGCTGTGGGCAGAAAAAACGGCCTTTGGCGCAATCGTTCACGGCCCGGCGGGACAGTGCTTTGACTGGGTGTGCTGGGGCGTACAGCGCGGCTTTGAGGGCGTGTACGCCGACGTGAGCGATGCCAAGTACCCGGAGGAGGAGAACCGGGGCGCGGCCCTGCTGGACGCGGCGGAAACAGAAGCGGCGGTGAGTTTGCCACTGACGATAGAAGAAGCGAGTTGAAAGGAGATTTGACCATGAACAAAATCACAGGCTTTAGCGTGCTGACGACCGGCGAGGGGGAGCGGGTGACGCTCTCTTACAGCGTGCTGGACGCAGACGGCAACATTGTGAGCACCAACAACCGCAAGAACTACGTTGTACTGGACGAGGACGTGCTGACGGCGATCGCCACCATCCGCACCGACGCGGCGGCGCATTTGGAGGGCTGAGATGAAGAGCATTGACAAGCGCGTGCATGACCTGCGGAGGGACGTGGAGGGCACGTTCAACCGGTACGGGTTCAGCCTGGCAGTGGACGAGCTGGTGCTGGAAAACATTTTGCAGGCCGTGCGCGCGCAGATGCAGCAGGACGCGGACGAAGAGCCGAAGAAACAGGACGCGACGGCACAGGCTAACCTCGCAATCGCGCGGATGACGCAGGCGCGGAGCAAGGGCGACCAGACCGAAAGCGCGCCGACTGATGACGTAACGAGAAAGAGGTGAACTCCATGGCATCCATCTGGCAGATCACCCTGTCTGGCTATGACGCGCAGGCCGCGTCTGAAAGCGGGCAGAGTGCGACCGGAAAAATCGCCCTTGGCACCTGGGGCAGCTATGGGCATGAAACCATCCAGGTAACTTTAGCCGAGCCGTGGGATGTTTGTACTTTGGTGACGGCGACCTTTTGGCCGACCTATCCTCCCGACCACTGGGACACGCCTGGCATTCGCGTGGCGCTGGGTACGGACGGCCTGCTGACCGTGCCGCCGGAAGCGACGAACCGGCCAACGCAGACGGGCCGAGTTGTGTTTGAGGGCTTAGCCGACAACGAAAAAATTATCAGCGCGGATGTGCGCTACACGGTGCGCGACCACGCACCGACCGGCGGCACTGAGAGTACCGCCACGCCAAGCCTGCTGGAGCAGCTCTTGACGCAGACCGGCAGCAACGCGCAGGTCGCGGCCCAAAGTGCGGACGCGGCAGCCAAGAGCGCCAGCGCGGCGGCCGAAAACGCGGATGCGGCCTCTGCCAGCAAAACGGCAGCGGCGACCAGCGAGGGCAACGCAAGTGCCAGCGCCGATGCTGCGGCCAAGAGTGCCGAGATGGCGGCGGACAGCCAACAGGCGGCCAAAGCGTCCGAGGCTGCCGCGCAAAAAAGCCAGCAGGCGTCCGAGGCTGCCGAAGGCGAGGCGGACGCCGCAAAGGATAACGCACAGAGCAGTGCCGAGGCCGCTGCCAAAAGTGCAAGCGCTGCAGCTGGTAGCGAGTCCGCAGCGGCAGAAAGCGCCGCTGCCAGTGCTGCCAGCCAAGCGGCGGCAGCGGCCAGTGAGTCCAATGCCGCGGTCAGTGAGACCAACGCCAAAACCAACGCGGATGCCAGCGCCAAAAGCGCCGAGGCGGCGGCAGCGTCAGCCTCAGCTGCCGCCGACAGCGAAAAAAGCGCGAAATCCAGCGCGGACGCAGCCTCTGCCAGTAAAGCGGAGGCGGCTAACAGCGCCAGCGCCGCGGACACCAGTAAAACGGCAGCGGCCACAAGTGAGAGCAACGCCAAAACCAGTGCCGATGCTGCGGCCAAGAGCGCCAGCGCGGCGGCGAGCAGCGCGAACTCTGCCGCAGGCAGCGCTACCACCGCAGCCGACAGCAAAACCGCCGCCGCGACGAGCGAGGCCAACGCCAAGGCCAGCGCGGACGAGGCAGCGGCTAGCATGAAGGCAGCAGCCGCAAGTGCGCTGGAAGCGGCGGGCTATGCCGGGCTGGTAAACATCGGCTGGGCAGTGGACAAAAGCGACGGTCATTTATCCATGATCTATACAACAGACACAGACTAAGGAGGGCAAAACCATGTCAACGCAAGTAGTTGACTTAGTGCGGGACAGCACGATGCAAAAGATGCAGGCGGAGCTTGTGGCCGTCCACAAAGCCAGCGTGCTGGCCAGCGGCAGCACAGCAGCCATCGACCAAATGTACAACGCGCTGGTGAACAACGCCAGCACAGTGGCCGAAGTGAACGGCCTGTTTGTACAGTGGTGGCGGGCCAACTGGACGGAAGGCACCACCACCCGCAACGAACTTTTAGAGCGCTGGTTCGGCACTGTGCTGGACGATGACCGCGTGCACGGCGTGAAGTTTCCACTATTTCCCACAAGCGAGACGGCCATCGGCGAGCTGACGGACGACAGCGCGAGGCTTACCTGTACCCCAAGCACCGAGACAACAGCAGAACAGGACGACTTTGCGCACCTGCCGCAGTTTTGGAGCGTCCTTGTGGCCGCCGAGAAGGCCGCAGACGGCAGCCACACCATCTATGCCGTCGAGTTTATCGACAGCTATGACGAGGTACGCGGCGGCACACACCTGTGCTGGGCGCTGCAAAAAAATACATACACCCGCGAGTGGAACGAGGATGGTTACCGCTACTTCAAAATGCAATGCCGCCCCGCCACAGGCTATGACACATGGCCGCAGGGCACTGACCGCACGGGCAAAGTCCACGCCTACATCGGCAACCCGGCCTATGCAGCGGGGCTGGATGCCGACGGTAACGTCACCTGCGGCACGGGCTTGCCGCCGCTCAATTACAGCAGCCATAACACAGACGTCGCCAAATGGCGCGCCCGCGGGTCGCAGTACAGCGGCGCGAGCGGCAACCTGATCAAGTGGCAGCTTGCCATGATCCGGCTGAAGTACGCGCGCAAGGGCAACTCCGGCACGATTGAAGGCTGCACGGCGTACAATTACCAGTATAAGGCTGCCGCAGCTGAGACCGGTGTAACCCGCGTGCTGCTGACCGCCACGCAGGCGAAAAATCTCTTTGTCGGCAGCAGCGTCATTGTGGGCGATACCGGGACGGGCACCAGTGCCGATCGCGGTACAGCCAGTATGTACAAGCTGGCCAAAAACGTGCGCATTAAGAGTATCACAGATGTAACGGTAGATGGCACTGCTTATAAAGCTGTAAACCTGGACACAGAGACGCCATTTGACATAACCACCGACACCTACATCTCCACTATGCCGTACTGGAGCGGTTGGAACGATACGGTGCAGGGCTATGACGGCAGCCGGTACAGCCCCACCACAGGAAAAGAACCGGGGCTGATACAGCGCACCGAGTTCCAAATTGGCGCATACCTAATTATTAGTGATGAGCTGTGGCAGTGGGGCACGGATGCGGATGGCAACTACACCTTTGATTGCTACACCTGCCACGACCAAAGCAAGGTGAACGGCAGCAGCATTACCAGCGATTACACCAAGCAAGAGGATTTGACGCTGGTGTTCCCCGCTGGGAGCAGCAGCGGCTGGCAGTACATTGAGGATACGGCAGTGGCAGAGGATAAAGCAGTTCTGTGGCCGGATACCGTTAGCACGGTAGCCGGTAGCGGTACCGGGTGTAAGGCTGGCTTCTACGTTGGTCTGGCAACGAGTGGGGTCCGTGCCGCGTGGGCCTGCTGCAACCTTAATAACAATGGTAATGCGGGGTTGCCCGCGCGCAATTCTAACAATTCAACAGGTAACAGTAACTGGAACGGGTCTGCTGGCTCGCCTGGCTTAGTTTGGGGGCAAAGTGCCCCTTGCACCGAAAATATATATTGCGCCGTATATTCCGCCCCTATCGGGAAAATTGTGCTGAAACCAGCGGAGGCTAGTAGCTGTGGCGAACGCCACCGAAGACACAAACCAAGAGGTGAAACTGGTGAAGACCTACTGTAAACCGGCAGATGTAAATGTTGAGGATTTGGAGTTTATCCGGCAGCAAGTGCATCTGTGCTTTATTGGAAAAAGGTCAAAAGGAAGATTCCAAAAACTATTGATTTCAACCGGGAAAATCACAAAAGCAGAACTGAAGCAGGAAATACAGGACCAAAGCTGCAGCAAAACGCTGGATGCCATTGACGCGGTGGCCGAGCAGGCCCAGGCAGATATTCTGGCGCGAGATGTACACTTTGAGCCTGTACGGCAGTTCCAGCTGCGGGAAAATGGCAAGCTGCGGGATATTTGCGAGGAAAGCCCCAAGCAACAGGTATTTGAGTACATTGCCAAGGGTGCGTTGGACCCGCTGTTCCGGGCCAAGCTGCTGCCCATCCAGTATGGCAGCCTGCCGGGCAAGGGCCAAATCAAGGGCAAGCGGCAAAACGAACGTATTCTGCGCCGGGCATTGCATCACAAAACCGATGCTGCCAAGTGTGATGTGCGAAAGGCGTACCCCTCCACCACGGTGGAGTGCGTTATGACCCTGCTGCGCCGGGACATTGGCAAAAACAAGGTGCTGCTGTGGCTGGTGGAGGCCATCATGGCGAACTACCCAGATGGGGTGCTACTGATCGGTGGCTACCTGCCCTGCTGGCTGTTTAATTATGTGATGAGCTATGTTTTGCGCTACATCCTGAGCCACCGCAAGGTGCGCCGCGACAAAAGCCTGAAGATGGTGCTGGCCATCACCTGCTATGCGGATGACATCACGGTATATGGCCGCATATCCAACTTGGAAAAGGTGATGCGGGACACCACGCGCTGGGCCAAAGAAACCTTGGGGCTGACCATCAAGAGCGCCTGGCAAATCGTGCATTTTGCATCGTTTGTACAGGAGCGCCAGCAGCGGAACCGCCGCCGCAAGGGTAGCCGCCAGAGGACCCCTGGGCTGGATATGATGGGGTATGTGGTGCGCCGCACCTATACCATTATCCGGGGCCGCAATTTTGTACGGCTGCGGCGGGCAATTCTGCGCGCCCAACGGAACCTGGACACCCTGGGCTATGTGCCATGGTGGCGCGCCCAACGGATTTTGAGCCAGTGGGGCGAAATCAAGCACAGCGACAGCCGGGGCTTTTGCACCAAATATAACGTATACAAACTGATAAAAGCAGCCAAGCGCTCCGCCTCCTGGCGGGGCAAGCAACTGCACAAGCTGAGATTGGAGGCAGCATAATGGCTGAACAATACACCGAAAGGCCTACCGAAATAGAAGTTTTCCCGCTGGGCAGCGAGACCGATGTAATTCTGCGAAAAAGCATCGCCGAATCGGAAACAACTGGCGAAAACGGCGACGTCGCCACCTGCTGGCAGTGCGAGGAACGCCAAATTCGCGTGCCCGGCACCGTGAGTGCAGAGGATATTGCAGCGGATTTTGAAGCGTGGTGGGAGTACACGCCCGGAACCAAAGCGCAGAGCGTGGAGGACGTGCGCACCGAGACCGTGGCACAGATGTCGGCGACCTGCAACGCAGCCATTGTGGGCGGCGTGGACGTGATGCTGACCGGCGGAGAAACGAAGCATTTTTCTTTGACGCTGGAAGACCAGTTGAATTTATTGAGCTTGCAGGGGCGTGTGGCCTCTGGGGCCGATAGCGTCCCATACCACGCCGACGGCGAGGAATGTTCTTACTATTCCGCCGCAGACTTTGGCCGGATTGCGGATGCCGCAACCCGGTGGAAGCTGTACCAGGAAAGCTATTTCAACGCCCTGCGCGGCTACATTTTGGCGCTGGAGACCGTGACCGAGCTGCGCGGCGTGACCTACGGCATGGACATCCCGGAAGCATACCGAACGGACGTGCTGCGGGCGCTGCTGGCACAGCAGGAGACAGCGGATGTGGCGGCTGAGTAAGCACGCGGCGCTGTTTGCCGTCGGCGCGATAGCCTATTTTGAGATCGAGCTGCACTGGAGATACTTTGCGGGGACGCTCCCCGTACACTGGACGATGCCCATTTTGGGCGGCGTCCTTTTTCTTTTGCTTGGCGGCCTGAACGAGTGGCTGCCGTGGGAAATGCCGTTCTGGGGGCAATGCCTGCTTGGTGCGGCAATGGTCACGGCTGCCGAGTTCGCCGCCGGGTGCGTGCTCAACCTCTGGCTTGGGCTGGGCGTGTGGGACTACACAGATATGCCGTTCAACCTGATGGGGCAGATCTGCCTGCCGTTTTCCGCCGCGTGGATCGTCGTGTCCGCTGCCGCCATCTTGCTGGATGACTGGCTGCGCTGGCAACTCTACGGCGAGGACAAGCCCCATTACCGCTGGATATAAGGACAACTCACAAAATCGTTTCGCGGCTTCTCCGCCCCCCCGACCGGGGCGGAGGGCCTTTTGTTTTGCAAAAAAAAGAAAGGAATCGCCATGGATGTAATTTACAACGCGATCGACGTCAGTAAGCACCAGGGAAAAATCAACTGGGAAGCGGTCAAAAATGCGGGCGTGACGCACGCGATGCTGCGCGCGGGGTACGGGCGGTACAAGAACCAGGTTGACCCGCAGTTTGAGCGCAACAGTGCAGAGTGCGAACGGCTGGGCATCCAGTACGGCGTGTACTGGTACAGTTATGCCAGCACACCGGCGGAAGCACGGCAGGAAGCACGCTGCTGCCTGGCCGCAATCCAGGGCAAGCATCTGTGCCTGCCGGTGGCCTATGACATTGAGTATGAGCCGTGCGTCCTGCGCCTGACCAACGCGCAGCGCACCGCGCTGGTGGAAGCGTTCCTGGGCGAGGTGCAGGATGCGGGCTACTACGGCATCCTGTATGCCTCGACTGACTTCATCCGCAATCGCCTGGACTGGCAGGCTTTGACCTGCTTCGACTGCTGGCCCGCGCAGTACGGTTCAGCCTGCACCTGCCCCCTGCCACATGGAATGTGGCAGTACAGCAGCGCCAACGCGCTGGGCGTGCCGGGGTTTGGCAGCCATCTGGATTGCAATAAGGTCTACAAGGACTATGAGCAGATCATGATCCAGGCTGGGCTGCAAGGCCACAAGACTGCCGAACCGGATGCCGACACGAAGCCAAACGCGCTGCCGCTGCAAAAGCTGACCATTGGCCCCGTATCCAGCGGCGATGCACTGACGCTGTACAAGCTGGCGCAGGGGCTTGGGCTGGTGGAAGCAGGGCTGTACAAGGCCGAGCGGATCGGCGGGCAGATCATGCAGATCTTGACCATTGGGCCTGTGTCGAGCGGCGACGCATGGCTCATTATGCGCAAGTGCGCCGCGTTGGAGCTGACTGACCGGGGACTTTACCTAGCGGAGTATGTGACAGAATAAGGAGATTTTTATGAGTATGATTGCACTATCTATTGTTATGGCCATCACTGTTGAGGGACTTGTTGAGCTTGGAAAGAGCATCGGGAAGGCTGCGCTGGACGGTGACCGCAAGACCGCCGCCACGCAGTTGGCAGCGCTGATTATCAGCTGCGCGTTGTGCATGGCGGCGGGTGCGGATGTTTACGATGCATTGGGCGTATCGTTTGCTGTCCCATGGCTTGGCATGATTCTGACAGGCATCCTCGCGTCCCGCGGCTCGAACTACATTGCGGATTTTGTTAAGCGCCTGCAAAACATTGCCACAGACAAATAATACTCTTGTGCGAATCATCCTATCGCCCCAGAAAGGTTGATTGCACATGAACAGTTTTATCGGATGGATTGGCGGAAAACGCGCTTTGCGCAGCGAAATTTTGGCGGCATTTCCAGATGACGTTGGCCGTTACATTGAGGTCTTCGGAGGTGCAGGATGGGTGCTGTTTGGCAAAGACCCGACTAGGCAAATGGAGGTATTTAACGATGCCGACGGCAGTCTAATCAACATTTACCGCTGCATTAAATACCACCCGGAGGCCGTCGCGGCGGAGCTTGCCCTGCTGCCGGACTCCCGCGAGGTGTTCTTTGACAGCGCCGCGCAAACCGACTGCAGAGGCCTGACAGACATCCAGCGCGCGGCGCGCAGTCTCTACCTAATCAAGATGAGCTTTGGCTGCGACCGCCGTACTTTTGCGACTGCGCCTAAGATTGCAGGCAACATTTCTGCATCTTTTGCGCCCGTACAAGAGCGGCTGCGAAAGGTTATAATTGAGCATCTGGACTTCGAGCAGCTGATTCGCACCTACGACCGCCCAAACGCTCTATTTTATTGCGACCCGCCCTATATGGGGACGGAAAAGTACTACCAAGCAGCATTCAGCACCGCTGACCATGAGCGTTTGGCACGAGTTTTACATAATATTCGCGGGCGCTTTTTGCTTTCATATAATGATTGCGAAGCTGTCCGTAAGTTATACGAAGACTGCGAAATCACGCCGCTGGTGCGGCGGAACAATCTGCCCAGTGTTTCCACAGGCGAATTCCATGAGGTGCTTATCAGCAATTATACAAAATCGCAGGGAAATGCCTAACGAAAATCGGTAGAATGTATCGTTCTAGAGGACATTTTCCCAGAAAGTGATACGATTGCCTGTAGGGGCGATAAGATGATCCGCAATCATCTTTCCCGCTTGCTAGGGGAAAAGCATTGGTCGCAAGCCAGACTTTCCCGTGAAACCGGCATCCGCCCTAACACAATCGGACACATTTGCAATGACTACGCAGAAGGTATAACCTATGAGCAAATGGATCGCATCTGCGAAGCCTTGGACTGCGATTTGAACGATTTGCTGGAGTATGAGCCCAACAGGGTGCGCCGCACGGGCAAAAACCTCATTGTGGAAGACCACGGAAACCGCAAACGCAAGTAGGGACAAAAAACGGTGATTAAGGCAAATTTAATCATGCCTTAATCACCGTTTTTGCATTTATAGGGTAAAAATTAAAACGCTTTATTTTTCTGTTCTATTCTCAATCTGTTTTTTGTTTTTTTGCAAAGCTACAGCCAAGGTCAAGTTCTTCAGCCATCAGAACAGATGCCGCATGGTTCACCACCACAGTTTTCTCTACTGTGACAGGCTGGCCGGGGTCGTAGTCCGAACCGCGCAGATCATAGCGATATAAGCCCTCCGGCACTTCCTCATCCCGCAGTCGGCCATTGCTGAAAAGACCCGGCTTATCAAAGATTTCGATTCCCTGCAATTCTTCGTTCAAAAGCGTTTCTTTCTGCAAATCAATATTCCTTTCCTTGAAAAAATCCGGCAACTCGGCAAAGCCGATACTGTCCACATAGTAGGCTTTGACCGTACTGCCATCATTGAGTGCCACCACATCACTGACCGACAGCGAATGCCCCGTAAAGTCTGCTGGACGCTGAATATTGAATCGTTCATAAATGCCATCCAGCGTATCCTTTTCCGTAAGCGGTGCGGCATAGATCAGGTCATAATCTGCACGGGTAACCGTTATGCCTTTCTTCTCCACATAGTCCAGCCCCATAAAACGGTAGTCGTGTTCCGGGTCACGCTCTGTGATCTGATAAATACCGAACTGTTTCTCACTGCCCTGCAGCAGAGATTCCTCTCGGCTCTTCTCCAACTCCAGGTCTGCCGTTGCGATCTGGAACACATCACTTCCACGCTCGATTTCTGCGCGTTCCGTGACAATCGTTGGCCGCAGACTTGTGCGGACTAAGTAGATCTGCTTCCCCTCATCGTACAGCTGCAGGGCTTGTTCTCTGGTGATGGGCGAAAACGGGAACTGCGGATATGTAAAGTCATCTTCCAGATAGCTTTCCTGCTGTTCCAGCAGAATACTCTGCCATACATCTGTTCGGATGCCGAAAATACCGTCATGCTGTGTAATTTGCTCCTTGCTTGCAAACTCACCTGCCGTACCATCCGAGAACAGAGGATAGATTTTTTCGCCAGCCCGATGCCATTCCAACGCAGCTTCTTTCATCAGCGGCAGCATATCGTCCTTCCGATAACCATAGTCGTGCATCTCCGAAAGACCAATCACTCTATCCGGCAGGTTTTCGATCTTCTCCTGTGCTTCGTACATCAGCCGGTTGGCTTCTTCTTTGTCATCCTCGGCCAGTGCAGCCGCCAGACCATTCACCAGTTCTTCCGTTGCTGCCCGATCATCCAGCTTAAAGGCAAAATTCACGATGAGATTTCGCTGCTCATCATCAAAAATCGTCTTTTCCTGCTCCTTGTCGCCAATCAGCTTTTCCGCATACTGCATTGCGGTCATGCGCTCTGCGCTCCTTTCTGCCACCGCTGCTTCCAGCTTTTCCAGAAAGTCGGCAGCTGTCAATCGAATCGTATCCATCGAGTCTTTCAGCTCCTTCATCTCCTTGCCGCTGGCCCAGCTTGCCACATACGGAAATGAATAATCGGATGTGTCAATGCCCAGAGCCGAGCAGACCGTAAATGCAATGCTTTCGGCTTCGGTTTCCTTTGTAAGCCGGTCTTTTTCCTCGCCGTTCTGCTTCATGAAATCGCTGTTATGCAGCATCGCATGAGCAACCTCGTGGATCATCGTCTTTATGGTCTGGCTCTCGCCCATGCCGACTTGAATGCAGATTTCTTTGTCTGCATCACTGTAATAGCCTTTGGCATCCCCTTCGATCTCATCAAACCGCATCGGCACAGGCGATACCTGCTCGATTGCCGCCGTAAGTAGCGCATAGTCTTTGACGCTGGCCGTCAGTTCGTTCACTTCCAGCGACGGAATCGGTTCCCCATCGGTCTGTGAAACATCAAAAACCGTCGTCACTCGGAAACGCGGAACCACATACTCCACACGTTCCATTTCCGGCTCGCCATTTTCGTTCAACACGGCCAGGCCCGTATCCTTGTCGATTTTCTCGCGTTCTTCCACTTCCTTGATGGGAGCCGGAGCAATAATCTGGATGCCCTTTTCGCCTTTTTTGACGTAGCGGTTAAACTTGTTTTTCCATGCTTGGAACCCTGCCACCAGTGTGGCATCAGGCCGCTGCATAGCGATCAACAGCGTATTGTTGAAGCTGTAATTGTGGAATTTTGCCATCGTGCGCAGGTACGTCGTGTACATTTCCGATGTAAAAATATCCTTTACGCCCTGCTCCAGCCGTTCCGTGATTTCTTTCATCTGCTGTTTGCGGTCAACTGCCATGCACATCCTCCTTCTTTTTCTTGACCCATCGTGTTTTCATCTGGCGCGGATATTGGTCGGCCTGTTTTGGTGCTTTTGCACCGTTCCATTCCAAGCCTCCGGCTCTGCCCTCACAGGTGTAGCCGGCAGCTTTCAGGGAACTGCCATTCTCCGTGTCCAGAATGTAGGTAACAACTTTGTTGTAGCCCATGGCCCGTGCTGCACGGTATGCCGCCGCATACAAAATACTGCAGGCGTTTGGAGTTCCATCCGTACACAGGCGATTAACTTCCAGCGTATAGCCATCATCCAACCGCCGCGCCACAGGTCTGCCGCAGATAGCAACGCCCACCAACGCGCCATTGTCCGATACGCCGATGGAAAATTTATGCCCCCGCGTCGGTTTATGGTGGCGGTGATACTGCTGCACAAATGCGTTTGCCGTTTTCAGATTGATCGGTGTTAAAGTAAGCAAATTTCCTCCTTCCTAAAAAACACCCCGTCAGATAAACTGACGGGGCTGCTCATTTACAGTTCCATATCGTGACTTTTTCGCTTCTGGGATTTCTGCGGTTCTGCGCTGCGCTCTACCTGCTTTGCATGAAGCTGTGCCAGCACAGAGGGTTTCCGCACATTGTCTGCCGTGCGCTCTGCAATGCGGCCTGCGTAGTTCACAGGCTGGCGCGGTCTGTCTACAACCTCGGTTTCGGCTGCATCCTCGTCCACTCCCAGCGCATCCTCACTGCCCTTTTCGTCCATGTTGAGCAGAGAGTTCAGCTCCGCAAGACGCGCAGATTTTTCGGCCAGTTCCGCTTCCTGCGCAAAAGGACGTTTGGCTTCTTCCTTTGCCTGCGCCAACTGCTGTTCCAAGGTTTCCAGTCTGCGTTCCACTTGCGGCAATGCTCTTTCGATGTCAGACAGTGCATTGGTAACACGCAGAATGTTGCCCTGCGGGTCTTTACCGACTTCCATAGAGTAGTTCCATGCGCCCTTGATGGATAGCCGGAACACCTTATCGAAGTTGTCAAACCGGGAATGCAGTTCAAACGCACCGTAGCTGCCAATCCTTCCCTCGGTGCCAGCCGCTTTCAAAGCCTTGCAAGCCTCAATGATGGCTGCACCCGCTTCCTTGCGTTCGGTGTACACCTTGCCGCTGATCTCCATAGAGAAGTGGTCTTTGTCCTGCACCAGAAGCGGTTTTGCCGCTTCCATATCGGTTTTCAGTGCTTCGATCTGTCCCTGTGCCACAGCGATTTCTCGCGGATAGCGGCGCGCAATATCCGATTCCAAGCTATAAATCTGACTGGTGTGATTAGCTTTCAGCAGTTTCAGTTTGCTGACCTGAATATCCAAGTCCATCTTTTCCTTGATGTAGGGATTGCCCGTTGCCAGTGCCTTGATTTCGGCATAGGACAGTGCGGTATCGTCCACATCATCGCAGGCACGGACAGGAGATTTGGATGTCATGATCTGAGAAATGAACTTCTGCTTATTTTCCAGAATTTGCCACATATACGAATCAAACGTATTTTCAGTGACGTAACGATAGATTTTCACCTGCTTATTCCGGTTTCCCTGCCGGAGAATACGTCCTTCCTGCTGTTCTAGGTCAGACGGCTTCCACGGGCAATCCAGATGATGCAGGGCAATCAGCCGATCCTGAATATTGGTTCCTGCGCCAAGTTTCGGCGTAGACCCCATCAGGATACGAACCTGTCCGGCGCGCACCTTTGCAAACAGGTCAGCCTTTTTGGTTTCCGTGTTATACTCGTGAATGAACGCCACTTCTTCACGGGGAACACCTCTCGCCACTAACTTCTCCCGCACATCATCGTAGACGTTGAATGTACCATCAGCTTTTGGTGTCGATAAATCGCAGAAAATCAGCTGTGTTCCCCTATCCGGGGCAGATTCTTCCCAGACCTTGAACGCATTGTCCACACAGCGATTCACCTTACTCTCTGGCTCGTCCGGCAACATCTCATTGATAAGCCGCTGGTCGAGTGCCAATTTTCGGCCATCGTTGGTGATCTTGAGCATATTATCGAATCTGGGATTCACATTACCGTTGCGTACAGCCTCGGCACGGTCTGCAAAGGAACTCACCATTTCTTCCTGTGTCTCGCTCGGTTTCAGCACTTCGTTGATGTACTCCGCTTTCGGCACAGGCAGATTCAGCATATCCGCCGTCTGCACGTCTGCCGATTCCTTGAACAAGGAAATCAGTTCCGGCAGATTAAAGAACTGGGCAAAGCGTGTTTTCGCGCGATAGCCCGTTCCCTCCGGGGAAAGCTCGATTGCCGTGACGGTTTCACCGAAGGATGCTGCCCAATCATCGAAGTGGCTCAGTCCCATTTTCTGCAGCGTGTCATACTGGAGATACCGCATAATGGTGTACAGTTCCACCATCGAGTTGCTGACCGGGGTTCCGGTTGCAAAGGTCACGCCCTTGCCGCCTGTCAGTTCGTCCAGATACTGGCACTTTGCAAACATATCGCTGGACTTCTGTGCATCGGTCTGGGCGATACCTGCGATATTTCGCATTTTTGTGTAGAGGAACATATTTTTATAGAAATGCGACTCGTCCACAAACAGACGGTCAACACCCAGTTCCTCAAATGTAACCACATCATCCTTTCTCGTCTGGTCGTTCAGCTTTTGCAGCTTTGCTTCCAGCGTTTTCTTTGTTTTTTCCATCTGCTTGACCGTAAAACTGCGGCTGTCCTCACTCCGGGCATCGGCCAAAGCCAGCGTAATGTCGTCGATCTGACGCTCGATAATAGCTTTCTGCCGTTCCGGGGAAAGCGGCACTCGTTCAAACTGCGAGTGTCCGATCACAATGGCATCGTAATCACCTGTTGCAATACGGGAGCAGAACTGCTTACGATTGCTGGGTTCAAAATCCTTTTTCGTTGTCACCAACACATTGGCATTGGGATAGAGCCGCAGGAAGTCTGCGCCCCACTGCTCTGTGAGGTGGTTCGGCACCACATAGAGGTTTTTCTGCGACAGGCCCAGTCTGCGGCTTTCCATGCCGGCAGCAATCATCTGGAAGGTCTTGCCTGCGCCCACACAATGAGCCAGCAGCGTATTGTTACCGTACAGAATGTGCGCCACGGCATTTTTCTGGTGCGGCATCAGAGAGATTTCCGGGGTCATGCCCTCAAAACGAATATGACTGCCATCGTACTCACGGGGACGAATCGCATTGAAAATCCGGTTATAGGTCGCACACAAATCCTCGCGGCGATCTAAATCTTTGAAAATCCACTGCTTAAACGCTTCCCGAATGGATTCCTGCGCTTGCTGTGCAAGCATGGTTTCCTGCTTATTCAGCACACGATGGTCGCCATCCGCATCGTGAATCGTATCGTAGATTTTGGTATCCCGGAGATTCAGTGCATCTTCCAGCAGCTTATAGGCATTGACCCGCAGGGTTCCGTAAGTGTTGGTAACAAGCGGATTTCCGCGATCCAGCGACTTACCCGAAATGTTCCATGCACCTGAAATTTCGGAATAGGTTGCCTTAATGTCAATCCCGGCATAGTAGTTCGGGGTTTTGAACACTTCCTTCATAAACTGCGTGATGTACTCCGGTTTTACCCAGTTTGCACCCAGCCGCACTTCAATTTCCGAAGCATCCAAATCTTTGGGCTGTACCTTTTTTAGGTAATCCACATTGATCTGGTACTCTGCATGGTTCGCCGCAAAGGTTTCTGCAGTGGCCAGTTTTTCACGAACATTGCCAGACAAGTATTCATCCGAGGTTTCCCACTGCTGCGTCACAGGGTTTCGGAAAATCGCACCTGCCAGTTCATCCGTGATCTCCTGTTCTGGTTTACCGCAGAGCTGCGCCATGAACGGCACATCTACCTTTGCTTTCTCTCCGATAGAGAGTGCCAAGGCTTCACTGGGCGTGTCCACTGAGATAACAGGCTCCGGCTTGCGGATTGTACGCTTGGTGAAAATATCGGCCAGCCGTTTGAGATTCTTCTCCTCGTCCAGAATTTCCAGTGATGCCAGCAGACAATAGCTGCTGTCCTGTCGGAATGCCCGCTTGTTGGCCGTGCTGTTGATAAGGCCATACTGCGCCTTAAATGCGGTGTACTGTTGTTTCAGTTCATTCTGCAAAAGCTGTACTTCCGCATCTGAGCCATCATGCAGCTGACAATCCAACAGTTTCCGGGTGGTTTCTCGCAGAGCGATCATGCCCAGCACTCGCTCTGCAGTTACGGCAGGCAGTTCCACCTTATTCATAAAGGAATTTTCACGGTAGTAAATCTGCCCATCCACGTTCGTGAAGCTGAAATTCTTCACACTTGGGTCTGCTGGAATGGGTTCTTCCTGCACATCCAGTTCATCGTCGGAGATTTCCGGCTCCGTGATGGTGGCATGGATGTTGCCGACCGCCTCTTTTAACTGCTTGGCAAGGTCTGCGCCTTCGATGGGCTTGACCGTAGTTTCCTGCTTGCCGTACTGGGTGCTTTCCGTGGTGATCTCGCCCAGCACCATTTCAGGATGCTGCGCAAAATACTGGTTAATGGAGTAGCCCTCCGGTGTTTCGCCAAGGTCTACCCAGTCTGCCCGCTCTACCGCTGCACGGTCACGCTTTTGCAGGAACAGAATGTCAGCAACCACGCCCGTGTTGGCATTGCGCTGAAACGCATTATTCGGCAGACGAACCGCACCTACCAAATCGGCACGGTTGGCAAGGTACTCACGGACAGAGGAATCTTTCTTGTCCATCGTACCACTGGACGTTACCATCGCCACCACACCGCCCGGACGCACAAGGTCAAGGCTCTTGGCAATAAAATAATCGTGGATGAGAAAATTGTGGCGGTCATACCGCTTGTCCGGCACCTTATAATTGCCGAACGGTACGTTACCCACAACACAGTCAAAGAAGCTGTCCGGGAACTGCATTGTTTCAAAGCCCTGCACCGCAATCTTGTTTTTCTGGTACAACTGCTGTGCAATGCGGCCCGAAATGCTGTCCAGCTCCACACCATACATCCGAATCTTCTCCATGCTGTCCGGCACCAGACCCATGAAATTGCCGACACCACAGGATGGTTCCAGCACGTTGCCTTTGGACAATCCCATATTGCCCAAGGCTTCATACATTGCCTTGATGACCGTAGGAGAAGTGTAAAACGCATTCAGGGTACTGGCGCGGGCTTCCTTATACTCATCTGCCGTGAGCAGGGACTGCAGTTCGGCATACTCTTTCGACCATTCCGCGTTGTTTTCATCGAACGCCTGCGGAATGCCGCCCCAGCCCACATACCGAGAAAGGATTTCCTGTTCCTCCGCTGTGGCCTGCCGCTGCTCTGCATCCAGCGTTTGCAGCACCCGAATGGCTTCCACATTGGCTTTATACTTTGTTTTCGGCCCTCCTGCGCCAAGATCATCGTCCGTAATGCGGAAGTTCATAGGCTCCTGTTTGGGCTGTGCAGGCAGTTCCGTTTCTGCTCCACTGTCCAGCGGAAGATTGTGCTGCCGCCTTGCATGGTTGACCTCTGCCGGGGTCATAGGCTGCTGCGTCAGCGGTTCAAGGGCTTCCTCTGCCGCTGCGCGGCTAATGGCATCCGTTCGGTTCTGCACATCTGCGATCAGCTGCATCTGTTCTGGCGGGAAGTCAGGATTCAGCAGTTCTTCCAACTCGCCGCCTGCTTCTGCCACCGAATAGATCACATCCATCTGCTCCGGGGAGAAATCCTCGTAGGCCACACCCGCATTGTGCAGAGCCGTAAAGACTGTGATTTCAACCGCTTCTTCCATCGGTACATCTGCCTGTTCGTACAGATGCCGAATGTACTCCAGCTGTTCCGTTCGAAAAATCGGATACCGGGCTTCTTTTGCAAGGGTCATGTCCTGCAAACTGACCGTTCCATTTCCAAAGTCCACCGAATCCACACGGAACTCTCTATCGTCCAGTTCGATGATGGTATTAACAGGCAGATATTCCTCTCTGCGGAAGTATTTCGTTTGGGCATGGGTTCCATCTTCCTGCTGGCCGGACAGATAGACGCTCTCCCCTTGCTTCCAGAGCTCCATTGCCTGTGAAACCCACTGTTCACGCGGAAAACCAGATACCTCAACTTTGCCGAGTGCAGTTTTCTTTTCCAACAGTTTGCTGCCAAGCAGTTCCGAAACGCGCTTTGCATCCTCGCCGTAGAACTCAAAGCTGCCGTACTGCTCATAACCGACCAGCGCATCCGGGTAGCGTTCTTTCAGAGTGTTATACTCGTTGGCAGCATCCAGTGGCAGGGGCTGCAGCGTCTGCTCCGAAGGCTTTTCATCTGCAATGGACACATCTTTTGGGGGTTCCTCAACCGTTGCGACGGTTGACTGCTCTTTCGATTGCAGCTCCTGCTCCATGAAGTCGAACATGGACATTTGCCCCTGTTCAGGAACCGCAATCTCAACAGCCTTTTTCTTCTCCGGGAAAATCGTGTACGTCCCCTCAACATACTGGTGCAGGATAGAGAGAGATTCTGCCTTGCGCTCATATTCTTCCGAATCTAGCGGCATGGACAGCAGCGCATTGTCCATCTGCTCCAGAAGTTCCGCTGCTTGTTCAGGGTCTGCCAGTTTTTCGATGAGAGCCTTTCGGCCTTCTTCATGGTAAAGGTCTTGCGGGTAAGGCCGTTCCACTTCGTTCGGCAGGTGATGATAGAAGCCCATCACCCGCATTGCCATCCGCTCGCGTTCATAAGCAGGCATCCGGGAGTAGTCTGCCGGCTTCAAATACTCACTGTCACGGATAAGCTGGTCGATTCGACCTGCGGCCTGATTCCAGTTCAGATGAACGCTTGCATCCGGGTTCCCGTATGAGCCACGCTCCAAAGAAATGCCCCTGCCATCGTGATCTTCGTGAGAATCATCTGCCCCGCAAAGTGCATGGCTGCTGCCGCCGATTCCGTAATGGTCTTTCAGGAAGTCAGCCCGTTCTTTTTTATCCTCGTGGTTCAGGAAGAACGAATAGATTGCCAGCCGACTGTCTGAATAATTGCTGCCCCGTGTGAAGTAAGCATTGATTTCATCTTCCGTGATGAATCGTTTGTACTCGTTCCAGTGAAAGTCCTCTCTTGCTGCATAATTCTGATAGGGTTTCGCAAACTGGTGGAACAGTGCCGCCACCTTATCCGGCTTATAAAAGTGCATCCGCATCAGGTCTTTATCTTCGGTATAGGCTTCCCCCAGCGCGGACAATCTCTCGTTGAGATCGGTCAGAAAATCCGTATCATCCAGCAGGCCCGCCAGTCTGTCCGTCAGTTCCGGGAAACCGCCCCTAAAGATTTCTGCATCCTGAAACACTGCTTCGGCAACGCCATCGGCCAAATCACGTTCCATATAAGCCAATGTCTGCGCGTGTTCCTGTAAGGCGTTCTGCCGCGCAGCGTCCAGAACCGCCTGCGGCGCATACTCGCCCTGCCGGAGCAGTTCATGGATACGGTTGCTGACATCCTCCCACGAAAGAAACGCATTGACAATCGTGCCGCCCTTAGCCGTGTCACCTGCTGCAATGCGCAGTCCCAAATCATCGAACCAGACTGCATACTTTGCGCCGTCAATTTCAAAGCCTTTGCCGCCCGTACCATATTCGTTTTTCACGAACTCCGTGTATTCTTCCGGGGTTTTCTCGACCATGAAATTGTAGATCAGACGAAGCTGACCTTTACTGCGGTTGCTGCCCGTGCGCAGAATTTCATCGACCACTTCGGAATCAAGTGCAATTTCATCCGCATACCGCGCCTGGATCGGTGCTTCGATAGCGCGGATCTGCTGTTCCACGGTGGGCAGATCGGGAAAAGAAAAAGCAGAGGCAATTTCTTCCTCTGCTTCGCTCAAATCCTGTTCCGTTGTCGTTTCGGTTAATTGTACACCAATTCCTTCAAGACGATCTCCTCGGCCATCGCCGTCAGGTTGTTCTGGTGCGCTGCCCATGCCAGCGGGTCTTTCTCCTTGCTCGGTGCCGGGAACTTCTCGTTCAGGCTGTCCAGCAGGGTTTCCACCCGGCTCTCCGCTGCTTCCTCGATCTGCGCCAGATGCTGGTTCAGCCTGCCGCTCATCAGCATACTCTGATACCAGTTCTTGCGGTTCTCTTTCAGATACGTCCTGCGCAGCATCCCGTACTTCCCGATGATCTGCGGCTCGTCCTTCACGGCCAGATTCGGGAACAGGTAATCTCCCTTGCGATGATACGTCAACTCCATTTTCTTGTCCTCCTTTGGTCGTGGCTTCTTTGGTTTCACGCTTTAATGCGTTAAAGTCCGCATTGGTATTATACAAGCTGTCAACGGATTTTTCAAGCTGCTGCGTGATTTCTTTTTTGTAAATTTTCCGCATCTCACGGCCAATGTCAAAAAGAACCGCTTCGCACTGTTCGGAAACCGCATTGCCAAGGAACGACAGCACCGGCAGCTTGTTGAAATCCACGATGCGGATAAAGTCATCATCGTCCAGCACATTCATAGGCTCCTGCCCGCAACGCCGGGAAAGCGTATAGAAGATACTGTTGGTCATCAGTTCCCGGAAGCGGACACGGATGTTATCTTCGTCCAGTTCTTCCAGAAACGTATCCGCCACCTCATAAGCCAGACCGTCCATCGCTTCATCCAGATTGTCGGCGGTCAACTGCTGTGCCAGCTCCAGCAGGGCAGCATTCATGCTGTCTGTCTGGGATAAGCCATAGGTATCTGCCAGATGGTCTAAGATCGTCTGCTCATGCTCGTGGCTGTCCAGATTCCATAAGAGCGGTGTTTTTCCACCGCGTACCAGATGGGTGTCAGCAATATCGAACACATACCGCAGCTTGGTACGCGGTCCGGTATCATCCAGAAGCGCGATGCCTTTTGCGCCACGGTTGACCCATCGGCTCATTTTCTGATTCCAGAGTTCCATTTCTGCGCAGGCGGTTGCATCGGGCCGCTGTGCGTGGATCAGGAGTGTATCGGTGAACGAATAGCGATACAGCCGCGCCGCCACATCCAGATAACTCATCCAGTCCTGTGGCGAGTTACTGACATACCGGGCGTTCTGCTGCGCCAATTCTCGAATATCGTTAATCTGTGGCAAGGGTCAAACCTCCTTTATGTTTTCTTTTTCATCGGTGCTTTGGGAAATTCCAAGCTGTACTGTGCGCGGCCATCTTCGACGCGCATCACAAGGTCAGCGGCGAACGTTTTATCTTTTTTTACGGAATAAAAGTCTTTTACATGGGTGCGGCCTTTCTTCAAAAGGTCTACCGCCATCTTCTTGTCCAGCGTTTTTCTCATATTGGCCAAGTATCTGCTTTCTTTCCAGAGGGCAAATTTGCAGCTGCGGTCTGCACAACAAAAGCTGAGCTTACTCTCATGTACAGGGTTTCCGCAGACCGGGCAGTTTCCTACGCTTACCTTATTATGATAGGGAGCCGCCGCGACGGTAGGAATCTGCCGGAGGTCGGCCAGCATCTTATCGAGCAGTCCATGGATGCCCTGCATAAAATCATGGGGCTTGATCTCGCCGCGCTCCATCCGCAGCAGGTCATTTTCCCACTCAGCTGTCATGCTGGCGGATTTCAGGTAGTCCGGGATATTGCGGATCGCGGCCACACCGTCCTCCGTGGGAATCATCTGCTTGCCTTTACGCTGCACATAGCCGGAGGATACCAGCTTTTCCAGAATCGCAGCGCGCGTTGCAGGGGTTCCCAGACCTTTCTTCTCCGTGTCCTTTTCAAATTCCTTGTTGCCTGCTGTTTCCATGGCCGACAGCAGGGTATCTTCGGTGTAGACTTTCGGCGGTGAAGTAAAGCCCTGCTTTTTCTCCGCCTGTACCACCGGAATAACCATCCCCTGCTCCATCTTTTTCGGGAAAGGTACATCTTTATTCTTTTCAGGCTCTACAAACGGAACAGGCTTTGCAGTATAACCGGGCTGCAGAACATCCTTATATTTTGCCGTGAAGTTCCTGCCCTGGCAGCACACGGTTACCAGCACATCCTCATAGATGAACGACGGCTGCACAGCCAGCAGCAGTTTCCAGATAATGAGTGAAAGAATCCTCTGTTTGGTTTCGGACAGTTTTTCCTTGCTGCATTTTACGCTCTGCATGGTCGGCAGGATCGCATGATGGTCTGTGACCTTGCTGTTGTTGATAACGCAGCTCACATCCACAGTCTGGCCATCCAGAGCCAGCACCAGAGATTCCACTGTCGTTCTCATATCCTCGGTCACAAACTGGCTGTCCGTTCTGGGGTATGTCACCAGCTTTTCTTCGTACAATTCCTGCAATGCCTGCAAGGTCTGGCTGGCGGTCATGCCATAATAGCGGTTTGCTTCTCGCTGCAAGGTCGTCAGGTCATACAGTTTCGGGGGCTTCTTTTCTACCCTCTTGCGCTCGATGCTGCCAACCACGGCGCACTGTCCATCGCAAACGGCCTGCACGGTATCTGCATCCTGCTCCTGCGCCATCTGTTCCGATACCGCCACGACACCCGCGCCGGACAGTTCCACTTTGTAATAGGGTTCCTTTACAAAGTTCTGGATTTTGGCCTGCCGTTCGGCCAGCATCGCCAGTGTCGGGGTCTGCACACGGCCAATGGTCTGTTTTCTGCCGTACTTTTTCGTAAAAGCACGGGTTCCATTCATACCGATCAGCCAATCTGCTTTTGCTCTGCACTCGGACGCTGCAAACAGATTATCATACGCCGCACCATCTTTCAGGTTTTCAAAGCCCTGCTGGATGGCAGCATCCTCCATGCTGCTGATCCACAGCCGCCTGATGGGGAGTTTGCTTCCGGCAAGAGCATACACACGGCGGAAAATTGCTTCACCCTCGCGTCCTGCGTCGCAGGCGTTCACCACATAATCGAATTTCTTGCTGCGGAGCAGTTTGCGCAGAACATTGAACTGCGGCTTCTTGGTATTGTGTACCAGCAGTTTCCACTCAACAGGGAGAATCGGCAAATCCTCAAAACGCCAGTTTTCATAGCGTTCATCGTAATGTTCCGGGGCTGCATACTCTGCCAGATGCCCCAGACACCAGCTTACCACGCAATCCCCACCCTCCAGATACCCGTCCTCCTGCCGATATGCACCGATCACTTTTGCAATGGATTTCGATACGCTCGGTTTTTCTGCAATCACCAGATATTTCAACGCTTTCTCCTTTTTGAAAAAAGCAGGGATAGCCTTTCGACTACCCCTGCATCCTTATGTTACGGTTTTCTTATGTGCCATTTTCGTTGCCGGACTGATTATCCTCGTTCACCGTCGCAAGGCTCTGGTCGGTTTCCAGATTTTCACTCTGCGGCGTTTCTTCTTTCGGCTTCGGCTTATAAATGTAGAAGTAGAAGAAAGCACCTGCACCGCCCAGTGCCGCCACGAATACCAGCAGCAGAATCTTATTCATGCCACCGCTCGATTCCTCTTTCGGTTCTTCGATTTCCACATCCGGGGTAGGTTCGGGTTTGGTTTCGGGCAGAACTACCGCAGGCGTTTCTTCTTCCTGCTTGCCGTTCCGCTCTTCATCATCCAGAAACTCCTGCAAATCGTACTCATCGATCATCGAGAGCATATAGACGTTTTCGCTGTTTCGCGCCCGGTCGATCACCAGAAAGAACGTGTTGCCGCCCTTCGTCTTGACCGTGAAGAACTCCTTGCTGGGGTCATCCACCATGTTGTCCTCCACCTCACCGTTGCCCGCGATGGTGAACGGAATCTTTTCTTCCTCGGTCGGCTCTGCTTCCTCGATTACCTGCACAGGTTCCTCTGCCACCTCAGTGGTATCCACATAGGCAAAGGCCGGGGTCGAAAAGCCCACCGCCATCAGCAGGGTCAGAATTGTGCTGGGAATAACAACACCCAGCCGTTTAAGCATCTTTTTCAATCGCTTCCTCCGTTTCTGCTTCTTCCGAAGCGTTGTTTACAGCGGTCAGGAACGTCACATTGCCCGCCTGAATGTTGTCCAGCAGAGCCAGCAGTTCGCGCCCGCCCATCTTGGTGCTGCGGATGGCACGGATGATTTCGCTGTCCTCTTCCTTTTTCTGTGCTGCCCGGATGGTTTTCAGCCGTTCCTCCAGTTCCGCGATCTGCTGTTCTGTCTTTTCGGCTTCATCCAGATATTTCTGTAATTTTTTGCCCATCGTCCCTCCTTAGTTGATTCTGCCAAAGCCTAAGAAGTGGCTCTGCCAGTAGGTCGAATTGATGCTGGTGTAGGAAATGGGGTCGCCGCAGTGGATCATCATGCCATTGCCGACATAGATTCCAACGTGCGACGCGCCAACGGTATTATAGGTTTTCTCAAAGAAGATCAGGTCGCCGGGCTGCGCATCCGCAGGAGAAACATAGCTGCACTTCCCGCGCAGGCCGTTGGCCGTTGTGCGCCCAACACTCCACCCATTGCCGCAGTTATTGATGACCCAGCAGACAAAGCCGGAGCAGTCAAAACTGGTGCTTGGGGAACTTCCGCCCCACACATACGGCATACCGAGATACTTTTCGGCTTCCTTTATCATCTTTGCAAACTTTTCGTCCGACAATGCTTCCGATGGAATATCATACTTGAAGCCACCGCCGGAACCACCAGTACCGCCGCCTGTGCCGATACTGCCCGTTGTGCCGCCGCTGTATGTCGGGGAGCCTGCACCGAACAGTTCGGGGCGGTTGCCGTAGGTCAGGTTATAGGCATCGTACCGCCCGGTCTGCTTCTGGTTCATATTCTTCCGCGCGATGGTGTCGAAGCCTTTATTTTTCAGCAGGACGTTGAGGATTTTGTATTCATACTCCACTTCTTCCTGATAGGTATAGGTTTCCATGCTGACATTTCCAAAAGCATCAATCGTTGGCCGAACCCCTACTCTGGTTTCCATACGAGTGCGAATCTCAATGGTTTCCCACACTTTCAGGAGATACTGCTGCTTGAACAGTTCCTTGATAACAGGCTTGACCTGTCCTCTGGTGAACTGCTCATAGACCGCAGTCAGATGGGAAATAAGCTGATATGGGTCATGCCCGATCTCGTCAAGTTGATAGCGGTATTCATCATAGCCCGGATGGGTGGATTCCATCTGCCGAATCTGCTTATCCAGTTCTTTTTCCAGTTCCAGATAATCTTCTTCCGCACCTTTCATGTCGGCATCCTTGCTGGGATATGTCGTTCCCACAAAGGTACTGCCTGTTCCCTGAATTGCTGCACCACAGCTTGAAAAGGCTCCCAGCATGACCATCACCAGAAGGATGCCAACACCAATACCGACCCACAGGGTTTTATTCTGCACGACGATCTCCTGCACCGCCGCTTTCGCTTTCTCTGTAATGGTGTTTGTTGCCGCTGCTGCCTGCTTGCTGGCGACAGTTCCAGCTTTCTGGCCGCGCTTGGCGGCTGCATAAGCATCCTTATACTGCTTTTTCTGGTAAAACTTCGCACCGACTGTTTTTGATTCACCTCCTGCGGCAGTCGGCGGTGGCTGGGGCTGTTTCTTTTTCAGCGGCGGTTCTGCTGCATTTTCTGCAGTACCGCCCTCGCTCTCGGAGAATTTCAGGCGGCTGGACTTCTGATCCTCCCCACCCCTTTTCTCTGCTCTGGCAGATTTGTCTTTGGGCTTTTTCCTGCCTTTGACAAAGTGGTGCAGGCGTTCGGCGGCTTCTTCCGACTTGTGAGCAGCTTCCACACCGGAATTGTCCTTTTCTACCTGATGTACTTTCTGATGGGCGAACCCGGTGGCGGTATCCACTCCTTTCTTGGCCACCTTCTTAACACCCATTCCTACGCCACGGACAATACCGCCTTTTTCATCCTCAAAAGAAAGTCGGCCTTTCTTTGTGGGCGGCTCTGCATCCGATTCCGCAGACGCATCTTTCGGCTTACCATCCTCCTGATGCGCTTTATAATAGTCTGCGCTCTGCTTGGCGGTACTGTGATGCCGGGGTGGTTCCTCTTTCCCATCCTCGGCATCCATACAGATTTCTTCGTCCATGACAGGTTCTTTGTCTGTTTCCTTTTCCGCAGTTTCTTTTGCCGAATCTTCCTGCTCCGGCTTTTCTGCTGCGGTTGCGGACTTCTGTTCCCCGGTGCGGAGGTTTTCATCCACCAGACCATCCTTGGTCATTTTCTGGACGATTTTATCTCTGCCCCGAAACTTTTTGTCTGCTATGGAAATCACCTCCTTCCGGCTGGAACCGTCATGCGATCAGGGCTGCGTGGGTTTCCCACTTGTCAAGCACCTGTTCCAGCTTCCGGGCAAAGGCGATCAGACGGGCGTCCACTTCCTCACGGTCAAGATAACCGCGGGCTTCCATGTGAAAGCTGTCAGTCAGTTCATCGGCCAGTGTGCCAACGGCATAGAAATCTTCCAGCACCGTATGCACCACCGATTCTTCATCGTGGAAGTTGAGCGGCTCCACCTCACCAAAGGGCGGGCCGGAATCGCTTTCGTGCGGCTCCATGTCAGAGTGATGATGAATTTTGCGGCTCAGTCGGTCAAAAACATTCGATGTGTTCATGCTTCTTTTTTCTCCTTATATTTTCCCATCTCATTGGGCTTCGTTGTCATCAGGCTGTACAGTTTCAGCGAAGTGTCGAACTTATCCTTGAACGGGATAATCGTATTGCCGTAGAACAGCAGCCCCTCGCCCTCGTTGCTGTTCGTCACATACGACAGCTGGAACGGTGAAATATTCAGCTGCTTTGCAAGGATCTGTCGGTCGCCGGATGCCTGGTTGAGCATATAAATAAAATCGCTGTTCTCGAAGATGTTCTCGATTTCCCGGCTGGCCAGCAAATCCTTAATGTTCTGCGTAATTCCTGTCGGTACACCGCCCCATTTTCGGAACCGCTTCCAGATTTCGACGCTGTATGCAGCGGTCTGTTCCTCTTTCAGCAGGAGGTGGAACTCGTCTATATAGTACCGGGTGTTCTTTTTGCTGTTGCGGTTGATGGTAACGCGGTTCCAGACCTGATCCTGAACGATGAGCATCCCCAGTTTTTTCAGCTGTTTGCCCAACTCCTTGATGTCAAAACAGATAATGCGATTATCCAGTTCCACATTGGTCTGGTGGTTGAACACCCGCAGCGAACCATTAACGTAGATTTCCAGTGCCGTGGCGATACGCTGCGCCTGCCGTTCTTTCTGCTCCCGCAGGCAGTCGTACAGATCACCGAGCGTTGGCATATTTTCCGGCTTCGGGTCGTTCAGATACTTCTGGTAGACCAGTGGCAGGCAGCGGTCAATGACCGACTTTTCCTCCGGCTCCATGCCATCCCGTGCGCCCATAATCAGTTCGCACAGGGAAAGAATAAAGTCCGATTTCATGCCCAGGGGGTTATCATCGTCCGCGTAGTTCAGGTTAATATCCATCGGGTTGATGTAATCCCGGCTGGTGGATGAAATATGGATAACCTGACCACCCAGTGCTTCCACCAGTGGATAATATTCGCCTTCCGGGTCTGCCACGATAATATCGTCCGTTGTGGTGAAAAACACGTTTGTAATTTCACGCTTTGCACTGAACGACTTACCGCTTCCCGGTGTGCCGAGAATTAGGCCGTTCGGGTTTTTGAGCTGTTTGCGGTCTGCCATAATCATGTTGTTGGATACCGCGTTCAGACCGTAATAGAGGGAATCGCCCTCCATGAAAAGCTCCTGCGTCGTAAACGGAACAAAAATCGCGGTGGAAGTGGTCGTCAGTGCGCGCTTGATGGGAACGAGATTATTTGCCAGCGGCAGGCTGCTCATAAGGCCCTGCTCCTGCAAATAATCCAGACGGTTCAGCGTACAGTTGAACTTCTGAGCGATACCAGCAGTCTGAAACACAGCACTATCCAACTCCTGTTTGGTCTTGGCCGTATTGAGGAACAGCACCGTAACAAGGAACATACGCTCATTGCGGCTTTGCAGATCATCCAGAATCTTCTTGGCCTCGCCACCATAAGTTGCAAGGTCGCTCGGAATAATTTCCATATCATAACCAGACCTCACAGCTTTCTTCTGTTCCTCGATTTTCATACGATCCAGGTCGGTAATTTTGCCCTTGATCAGTTTGATTGCTTTCAACTGGTCTACCGACTGCACATGGATGCTGACCACCAGATTTTTGTCCATATCCAGAAACTCGGCCAACACCTTATCCGTCAGTTCCGGGGCAAGGATGTTCAGATAGGATGCAGCACCGTAGGTGTCACCCATCATAAAGTCCTTTCCGCTCTTGAACAGGAAGCTGGTCGGGGCAATGAAGTCTTTCGTCGTCATGCCGCTCTGCAGGATGCGGTCATAGCTGAAATCGAACTTCTGCTGCTCCTCCTGATGAAAGGTTTCGTACATGATCTGCAGCCGTTCCACGCCGTTCAGCGGGTAGGCTTTCACGCCCAGCACCTTGAAATTATTGAGAATATCGGTTTCGATACGCTCTAACCGGGGCTTTGCTTCCCGGACGCTCTTTGCTTCAATGCTGAACGTGATGTACTTCGTGCGAACCAGACCGTTATTGCCCTTGGCAAGCTGCTGTTTCAGCATCTGCGCATATTCCATGCGCACATCATCAAACCGGTCATGCTGCGGCTCGATCTGGATGACCTTGTTGTACTCGCTCATATCGCTTTTGTGGTTGATGAACGACAACTGAAAGCGGATGCTGGCATCGAAGTAGTTCAGGAAGTCGCACCAGCTTTCAAAGATGGTATTTTTATCCTCGTTCTGCGCCAGCTGGTAGTTAATGTCGTAGAATCGGACGGTTTTGGAATACAGATGTTCCTCCACCCGGCAGATACCGTCGCGCCCCATTTCCAGATATGGAATGGAACGCTGCACAGTCAACCGCTGTTCCTTCTGGCTCTTTTCGGATTTCCGAAAGAACCTCTGGAAGAAGCCGCCGAACTGCGGTTTCTTCTTCGGTTCACTTTTTACCAAGGATGCCTCCTTTCTTCTGGATCGGTGCTGCGGTTTCCAATTCCCGCTCATACAGGTTTTCGACCTCATAGCGGCGTACCGCAGGGCGTTTGAATCGGACACTGATAAAATTCGTCAGGATGGTTTCAAGGTGCATCCCGTTTTTCTCGTACAGAGCAAAGAAAAATTCCGGCAGCATCAGGAGCACCATGCCTGCCGCTGCATTGCTGGTTCCCAGCGTGTCGCGCATAAGAAAATAGAACGGAACGCCAATGCCTGCTGCAAACCCCATACACACTAGCTGGCGTTTCGTCAGGTTCAGAAAGACCTTGTTTTTCACTTTGGAAAGGTCTTTGGGAATCGTTACATAGGCCATTTATCACCAGAACAGCTAGACCGCCGCCGGGAAACGGCGTTGTCTGCTGTCTTTTTCTTTCATTGGATTTTCCCGGATTTAGTGACTACCGAAGATCTGTTTGGACAGACTTCCCGTTTTGAGCAGCGAGAAGCAAAGAATCACCGTGTAGGCCATCGTGCCGAACAACGCCGAGTGAATATCCGAAGATACTCGGATGCTGCCGATGAGGGCTGCATAGATTGCCACGCAGACCATCATCAAGAACGCCTGAAATGCCAGAGCGAACAGTCCCCGGAAGTAGTTCGTACCCACATGACCCCATTCACGGTTGCTCATAGTTGCAAATGGAATCGGAGCAAGCGAAGTGTAGAGGTATATTTCTATCATTCTGCCGTACATTATCACTGTGATAACCACCGACAGAATTTTCAGACACCAGCTTACAACAAGGGTTTCCAATGCCAGCGTCACCAGTTCGCCAATCGCCATTGTTGCCATTGCCGCCTGCATCTGCATGGAAAGAGAACTAATATCAATGGCGGTATTGCCACGGATAATGCCGGAGGAAGAATTTACCACCGACTGCCCAATGTCAAATACCGCCATTGCAATATCGAACGTATGACTGACGAGATAGACCGCGATCCACATCTTCACGAAATACTTGAAGAACATCCATGTGTCTACATCGTGCAGATTGTTCCGTTCCGTCAGCATCGAGATCAGTTCGTAGCAAAGGATCAGCGTAATGATGATTCCCGCAATGGGAATCACCACCGAATCCGAAATGTTGCGGATCATGCTGAAAATACTGCTGTTCCACCCTTGCGGTGTCTGCCCGACCTGAGCAGCGATCTCACTGGTCTGTTGGTTGACCGCTGTGAACATCGTACTCAGGTTGGACTCCACCATGCCGGAAAGAAGTTCCCTCATCCATTTTTCGATTGCTGCGAAAATATTATCGAACAATGGCGGGTTTTCCTCCTATCGCTTGTTGATTAGCCGAACAAACCAGAGAGCAGCGGGATCAGCTGGGTGCCGATGAGGATGACACCGCCGCCGGACATCAGCTGCTTCATGCCCTGCGACTTTGCGCCGGGGTTGTCGTTTCCGTACCCTTCCATGAGGTTCACAACGCCCCAAACACCAAGGCCCGCGCCGATGGCAACAACGAGAGTCTGCAGAACGGTAATAGCCTGATTGAAGAATTCCATAGTCGTTTTTCGCCAGATTGCAGCATTGATAAAAAGTACGATTCCAAAAGAAAAACAGGCTGGCACATCTTCGGTGCTGCCTGTTTCCTGCAATTCTGGCTTCTCCTTTCATTTCCATAAAAAATCAGCCTTTTGGAATCGCAAAATGTAGAAATCAGTCGGACAAGTTACCTGCCACGGGGTCTGCCCGGACAGGCGGGCGGGTGTATTTACTTCGGATAATGGCCTCCTTCCTATGCCGTGCTTTCTTCGGACACATCCACCTCGTAGCAATCAAATTCTTCATCCATCCGTAGCCTTAGTTCGTGCTTCAGGTAGCGTTCCACATCGAAAGCGTTCTTCTTATCAAAGTCCGACAGTTCTTTGTACCGCTTATGCTTGGTAATGTCGAATTTGTCGCTGAGAAATGGCCGGACACCGCGCAGCTGCAGGATACACTTGCTGCCATCCATAACAGAAAGCTCGTCCCGGCTCATAAGTTCCTTGCCAGTCTTTTGGTAGGTTGTACCAAAGGATGGGCTTTGACCGCGTGTGTCGGATGTGTTATATAGGTCGATTGTTTCTTTTCCCAAGGTTTCAGAAATCTCTTTGAGTGTCGAGCTTTCCTTGCCGCCGAGGAACAGCATGGTGTCGCAGTTGCCGATGATGGTTTCTGCGGCATCTTTGTAGATGGTTTTCAGCTGGCTCTGTGATTGCAGGATGATGGATGCCGAAATCTCGCGGCTGCGGATGGTGGCGATCAGTTTGTCAAACTTCGGGATCAGACCGATGTTTGCGAACTCATCGAGCAGCAGCCGCACATGATACTTTAGCTGACCTCCGCAATGATCGTCTGCACGGTCGCAAAGCAGATTGAAAAGCTGGGTGTACATGATGGACACCACGAAATTGAACGTATCGTCCGTGTCGGAGATGATAACGAACAAGGCCGTGCGGCGATCCCCCAGCAAATCCAGTTCCATTTCATCGTAGGCCATAAGGTCACGCAGCTCCGCAATGTCAAATGGGGCTAATCTGGCACCGCAGGAAATAAGAATCGACTTAGCCGTCTTGCCAGAGACGAAAAGTCAAGGACTTTTTCATCAAATTCAAAAAGAAGTCACATTTTGCGGACTTCCTCACG